ACAGTATGGAAATCAAACGGTGAAGTTCCATTCGCAGACATGTTATTGGACTTCGTTCAAATTGGTGCTATAACTTTGGAACAAGCAGAGTTCTCACTAATACAAAAGAACAAAGACCAAGAAAAAAGTCTTAGCACTTTGTTCAGACACACAGACGGCAACATTTACTTAGGTGAAGGTGCCCTGGATTATAGAGAAGAAAGATTAGCAAAAATCGAGGCAGCATAATGAACGACGCTTTAATTGTAGACATTGATGGAACTTTAGCACATCACTTTGATGTGGATGGAAATCAAACTAGAGGACATCATGAATACCATTTAGTTGGTGAAGATAGACCTGACTATCATATTATTAATATGGTTAGAATGTATTCTGCAGTTGGTTACAAGATCTTAATTACTTCAGGTAGACCTGACAGTAGGAAAGGTGTTGATGTTTATGAATTGACTAGGGAGTGGTTAGATAATCATGATGTGCCATACGATCATATTTTTATGAGAAGTGGTGATGATTACAGACCTGACTTCGAAGTCAAGAAAGAAATCTACAATGCTCAGATTTCAATCTTAGGATACAATATTGACTTTGCATTAGACGATAGAAATCAAATCGTTGACATGTGGAGAAGTATTGGAATTAAAACTTTACAGGTAGAACCAGGAAACTTTTAATGAAAGTAATTCAAATGACAATGACTCAGAAGCCAGTCTATAATGGTATTCAGAAGATTTATAAATTTAAGAATGGTTATGGCATGAGTGTAATATGCCATGACGGTTCTTATGGTGGTCCATACAAAGGCCGTGATCAACTAAACAAATGGGAGATTGCTCCTATGGATAGTGAGAAAGGTTTTATTGGACAATCTCTATTGGGCTGGAGTGATGACGTTAAAGGTCATATGCTTTGGGAAGAAGTAGAACAACATCTTGAGGAAATAGCATGCTTGAAATCATCGGACTAATAGCACTCTTATATTTGGCAATAAAATTTTTACCTAACTTTTTAATGTTTATGTTTAAATTAGTTATTGCTTTGGTTATTATATATCTTGCACTTTTTATATTTGCAGATTTTATAATGTGGCATATTAATTTTTAGAATACTTATTCTCAAATCTTAATCTGACTAAAGCTTTTCTTACAATAGCAATACCAGTCAATCCCAGAAAATTAATAAACGCAGCCATCTCAGACGAGGTGCCTGCGTAGTCAATGCATGCCTTAATAATTGCAACACTCAATGGGAACATAATTATTGCGCCAATCAAGGTATCCACTGATGCTTCGTGTAGTGCTCTTCTTAATTTATTACTTGTTACCAATTGCCATGAACCTATCAAAATAGACTTTACCATTCCAATCATAATAGAATTGTTTTTGTTTTCCTGTATAGAATGTATTCTTAAGTCCTGCATTTTCTATTAATGCTTTCTCACTATCAACACAATTAATACCATACATCTCTTCAATTACATTAGAGTTTTGCACGGCAAATATTGCATGCTTATTAGCAGTTCTTAGTTCTTTCAATGGATACATTTGCTCTGCTCCCATTGTAATAACTATATCAACCTTGAGTTGATTTAACTCATCAAAGGCAAATGGAATATCTAAATTCCAGTGATTAACCTTTATATATTCTTCTGCTATATAGTGCTTATTAAACACCTTAGAGAGTTCTAAGGCTTCATTATCGATGTCTACTAGGTGTAATTCGCCCACCGATAGATTTTCGCATAGTAAAGGGACAAGTGGAATTCCTAACCAGCTATTAAGCACAAGAATATTATATTGTTCTTCTTTCATATAGTTTTCTTCTAGAGTCTTTTTCAGTTCCTCTACTAACCATATGGCAGCGTCCATAGTATTAGGATTTAGAGCTTGTCTAAAGTCGTCATGCTTGTGTTTCATTTCATGCTCAACCTTAGCAAGTCCGTCGCCCCAATGCCTCATATTATTTAAAAAATTAAAATTTAACATCTTCTTTTCTTCCCATTGAATCAAATAAACAAACATATGGTATCTGTCTAAAGACATGTTTCTCTACATCATGAGGATAGATATAACCTTGGTTATAAGAATAGAACCAACCTATAGGAAAGTATTTTATTCTTGCTACTCCTTTGTGCATAAAGAAGTTATCTATACCTCTGTAATACCATAATATTTTTTCTTTGTGTGTTTTAAAATAAAGATTTATGTTCTCTTTATCCAAGTTATCATTCCATCTTAATATACTAGAATTCAAATCTGTATATCTATGTGGAACGTGTTCTGTTTCTTTTGCTTGTGTTTCTAAATCGTGCCAATGTGTTTGGCCAAAACATAAACAATCTTCAGGGTCAAAGTTTACAATATCATCTATGTTCTTTTGTATAATAATATCTAAGTCAAAGAATAAATTCTCTCCTTTTTGTCTTACAACATTATCATCAAATAGATACATCTTGTTCCACCATTTCTCTAAGGTATTATTCTTAGGTAATGGAATGACATTTACTTCTTCCTCTAATCCTTTTGGATTTTCAGTTAAACAATAAAAGTTAAAATCATCAGACATAAACTCCTTACAAGATTCTAATATCTTGTTTACATGTTTGGCAGAATATTTACTGCCCCACTTAACTGTATAAACGTTTATTGCCAATGTGCTAATAACCTCGGGTCTACCAATTCATTTTGTTTAACTTGTCCTCTTGTTCCATCATCGAATGGTAACAAGTCTACATTAAATACACAGAGGATTGGTGTCTCCCTGTATATTTCTGTTTCTAAATCATCGTCGTCCCAGCTTCTTCCTCTATTGTAAGAATAAGCATAATCAGATGGGAAATGATCCCAGAGTTTCTTTCCGAAATCTCCCCATCTCCAACTATGATAATTGTCTGTTCCGTCTGTATATGTGAACCAAATTTTCTCTTTGTATTTTAGAACATCTTCCCATATACATTCTGCTTGATCGTCGGACCATACTTGGCAACTGCCATTAGTATATGCTCCGTGTGCTAATTTAAATCTCCGACTCTTCATCGGGCGCGGGTCTTGCCACCAACTTCTTAATTTAGTTGGTCTTTCCATATTATAGGTAAGTAAAGGCTCTATGTCGTTCTGTATTATTACGTCCAGATCAAAGAAGATAAAGCGTCCCGTCGGCTTATCTGCTGCAAAATTGTGAGTATTGAAGACCATTGTTTTAGGTCTGTCCCAACATCTAGCCATGCCATACTTAAAGTCGTCAGTCCTGAACCAATACTTAGGATGTATGGTATCGATATCGGGAAATGGTATAACATTAATGTCTTCGTCAAGCCCTTCGGCGTCATCTGTATAGCAGTAAAAATGGAAATCATGTTTAGGGTCAGTATGCCTACGAGCCATATTCTTAAGACGATTGACAAAGTGTGGACCATATCTATCTCCCCATTTACTACAGACTACATTAACTCTCATAATGGACTCCTGGCAATAACATATTTTTCGCCATATACGAATCCTTCCGATGCTAAGTTAGAAACTATTTCTAAACACTTTGTATCGTATTCACTCCCTACAGGAGACTGAACAACGAGTGTTGTGAAAGTAGATTCTTTTATTTGTTGTATGTAGGTATCGTGCTTTTCAAATTTGCCTTCTATTATGATACCTGTCTTTATTTTTAACATATTCCACCTAATTCATTGTGTATAATACTTGGATTCAACTTTAATAGATTGTTGAAGTATCCTTTATAAAAATCATTATTAAAAATATCTTCTAAGGAAAAATTATTTATATTGTTTTTCTCCCATTCATATAAAATTTTTGTAACATGTTCTGGACTGTTGAAAGCAGCCCAAACTGTTGCTGCAATATGTTTACTAGGAAACACATTACCTGTTGCATCCAAATAAAATTGGTTGTTTACTTTACCCTCGCATTTAACGTGTGGATAAAATTTTATTTTTCTCTCTTTATATATGTCGTCTTGTTTCCTCGTTTCTAGAGTCTCCAATTCGATTAGTTTATAGTCTGGAAGATCTTGTTTCACCTTTTTCTTTTTAGGTGTTTTCTCTTCTGGAACTTTATTGTCATAAACAAAACCTGAGAACTTGTATTGTTTACATAACCTCTTTGCTTGTTGTATATCGTTGTCTAATTGATTAGTATGTGTATAACTCCAAAACACTCTACAACCTACTTCAACTAGAGCTGTAGCATTTTCTAATATTCTTTTATCTGGATTACCCGTGTTTATATTGAAAGTTATGTTGCCTGAATCTGCAAACATAACACCTAAATTTTTCCACCATAACTCATCATGTTTATTACCTTCAGTTATCATGTCTACACCTATGCCCCAATCGGACATGAAGTAATGAGATATTTCTATTAGATCAGGATTTAAAATAGGGTCTCCTATATCATTAACAAATTTAATTCTTTTCATTTTTGCCTTAAGTAGATATTCAGCATTGAATGTATCTTTTATTAATTCTTTTTCAAAGAAATGTTCTTCTTGATGTTCTGTTTCTTCTCTTGTTAAACACAATTCTACTCTTTCAGGCAAGTAAGGATATAAGTCTGTTTCCTTATTATACATTAAATCTATTTGTTCTTCTGTAAAGTCATCATACCAATCAGGCAATGCAATAATATCACCTTCTAATTTTTCTGGATATTCAGATGTAGAGTCTTGTAGGAAAGGCATATCGGATATTGGAAACATATTCCAATTATGGAAAGCATCATATTCATATAATAATTCGTCTTCTCTTTCTTCCCATTCTTTTAATAACTCACCAACTTTGTTATTATGGAAAATTAAATAACATAGATTACCGTCTGACAGTCTATGCTTCTTGTTGGTCTTATAAGTCTCTATGTCCCCTATGTTGTTAAGTAAAGTGTTAGGCGTTATTAATAACAGCGTATCTCCTTTCTTAGTTTTCTCCATTAGGTCTATTTCAATCCAATCCTCTCCATACTTCGGAACATGAAACAATATATCATCTAAATAGCCTTTGTTCTTTTGTTCATTCATACACTCCTCTTCTGTCGTAAATACCCAGAACTCGAAAGGGTCTTCTATTTGCTTCTTTGCTTGGGTGTATAACGCATTGACTTGTGTCTGCGTATAATTATTTTCTAACAGATTTGCTACTAGGATTATCATGCCAAAGTCTCAATAATTTCTCATCTTGTAATTCATCAATTTTAATTTGTCCTTCATTGTTCGGAGTATTGTCTACATTGAACAAACAAATTTTACATTCTTCTCTATATTTATGTGTTTCCAAATCATCAGGATATTCTTTTCCTCGGTTATAACTATACACCCAATCATATGGAATGTTATTCCAAAAGTCTCTTTGTCGCCAAAAGTGATAGTTATCAGTGCCTTTATAGAATGTTCTAAATATTTGTTGGTCTTCTTCCATTGCTTCCCAGAATATATGTTCTGCCTGATCTCGGTTCCAACACATCATACTAGAGTTATATTGTGTTCCTCTAATGTCTATAAACAATCTTTCGTGAACATGTTGTGGATTATCCCATTTAGAATATATCATTCTAGGTTTCAATGCTAACTCGTCTAAGTCATCTATGTTATCTTGTATAATAATATCTAAATCAAAGTAACACCATTTACCTATATAACCTAACCAATTGTGAGAGTTGAACACTAAAAATTTTGATCTATCCCAACAATAGTTTTCTATACCAAACCAATGTTTAGGATGTAAAGGTTCTATATCAGGTATAGGTTTTGTATCACACTCTAATCCTTCAGGGTCATCTGTATAACATGTAAACGTGAAGTCTTTCGTATAGTTTTTCTGAACCATACGATATAGATTGTTTACATAGTGTGGTTCGTATTTAGTGCCCCACTTGATGCATACAAAGTTCATCATATTCTTTTGGTATCTCCGGATATTGTTCTTGTCCATTCAATAAACATATTGTATATTCTGGCCTATATTTTCTCCCTGCAAACATATAAGAGTATATCTCGTTTTTAGGAAAATGTGTAAATGTGAACCCTTCATGGAATAAGAATGTATCGTCTCCATGAGGATATTTTCTATGATATTTATGTTCGTTCATACTATAATGACGCCATATATTTGTAGCGTCCTCCCACATCATTACACTAGAGTTGAAGTTAGATAAAGGATGTTTACTATGATAAGGAAACTCTTCTATAGGCATTTCCTTATCTCCTTTGTCTTTCCACCAAGTATAACATATCATAGGGATACCTTGATAGTAATCAAACAAATGATCTATAGGTTTTTGTAGTCTTATATCTAAATCTAAGTATAGTATTGTGCCCAAATCCTTTAGTTGAAACAGTTTGAGCTTTTCCATATTACCAGCAGGTTCGTGTTCTAGATACAGTATTCCAATGTCTGGGTGTAGATCTTTAGGGTCATCTGTTACACAAACATAGTTAAACTTGCCTTCTGTATGTTCGTAGATAGAATTCACATCACTTGCGTCATATTTATCACCATACTTTAATGTCAAGATTGTTTTCATTTTAAACTCCTTTTATTTATAAATAAGAGAAAGAGAGTATAAGCAGTCTATGGCAACAATAAATAATCTAGTTATTGATCAAGGAACCACGTTTAGTATGGACCTAAACGTTACGAATGACGATGGCACAGCTAAAGATTTAGCAAACTATAGCGTTGCAGCACAGATAAGAAAGTCTTATGGTGCTACAACGAAAGTAGATTTTACAACTGCTAAAGTAGATGCTGAGGGTAAGATTACTTTATCATTGACTGCAGCACAAACCTCTGCGTTAAAAGCAGGAAGATTTGTATATGATTGTGAGATCACAGCAACAAGTCCTGCAGAAACGTTAAGAATAATCGAGGGTATAATAACTGTAACACCAGAAGTTACACGATAAGGAGAATAAATGGCAACTGTATCTACAAACGCAAGTCCTAAAATATCAGTAAGTATAGGTTCAGCAAGGGTAGTAACAAGTGCAACTCCGCAGTCTCAGTTTGCAACAGCGACAACACTTGAAAATTTATCAGGTGTGGACACCTCAGGAGTTCAAAATGGATATACTTTAGTTTATGATGCAACAACAGGAAACTTTCAGGCTAAACCTGCTAGTGATGTTGCAGCTAATGTGACTGCTATAGACGGCGGAACATTTTAAAAAACATTAATAGGAGAAAATAATGTCAACAACTATTCAGATTAAAAGAAGCACAGGCTCAGCAGCCCCAGGCGCTTCTGATTTGGTTGAAGGCGAATTAGCGTATGCTGAGGATAGATCCGGTGACGGTGCTTCCGCCATACTTTATATCTCTTCTATAGACTCAGGGTCTTCAGAAGTTATACAAAAGATTGGTGGTAAGTATTATACAGACATTATTGATGGAGCAACCAACGCAAATACTGCTAGCAAGCTCGTAAAAAGAGATTCTAATGGAGACATAATTGTAGGAAAAGTTAATTTCGGCAATATGTATTCAACAGAAGGCGACTTACCTAGTGCTTCCACATACCACGGTATGTTTGCACACGTTCATGGAACAGGTAGGTTCTATGGTAGTCATGCTAATGCTTGGCACAAATTATTAGATGAATCTACATTTGCATCTTCAGGTGTATTTGTTGATGAAGATAATATGGCAAGTAACAGTGCTACCAAAGTCCCATCACAACAATCAGTTAAGGCTTATGTAGATGCTACAGCAGCAGCTTCGTTTGACTTAGACTTTAGTGGTGATTCAGGCTCAGGAGTTATTGAACAAGCAGAAACTTTTGCTATTACAGGTGATACAGGTATTACAACAACTGCATCAGGCAATGGATTATCAATTGACCTAGATGATACAGCAGTTACAGCAGG